ATGGCTGATTTTGTTGAACTCATTACAAAGTTTTCCTCCACCGGATACGACACTCTCAATGCCCAACTCAGTACAGCCGCTTCAAAAGCAACACAAACCGCACGCGCCACCGACGGACTTACCCGCGCTCTCAAAAATGCTGGTTCGGGAGCACGGCAAGCTGAACGAGCCACCGACGGATACATTCATGCGCTACAGGACATACGCTTGGGCGTACAGTCTACGATCCGGCAGATCGCCGGACTCGTCGGCATGTACAAAATGCTTGAAGCTGCCACAGCTACCCTCAACCGTGGGATTAAGTTTGATCAAAGTTGGGAATCTTCCAAGCTGTCCATCGCTTCAGTCATAGGGTCTGTAACACAGCTTGCGGATGCACAGGGCCATGTACTCACAGGTGCAGAAAAATTCACAGCATCGCAACAGCTCGCCGAAGACATGATGCGACGCATCCAGATACTGGGGCTTGAGACCACCGCGACGACTGAAGAGCTTGTGCTAGGTGTTCAGGGCATTATTGCCCCCGCGACGCGCGCGGGTGTCGCTCTTGAAAAAATTCCCGATCTTGCTGTCAATGTCGCACAAGCAATGGGTGCGATGCAGATACCGCTTCAACAAATGCGGACTGAAGCAGACGCTTTGCTTTCCGGTAATATCAATAAGGCACAGGATATTCTCGCCACGAACTTGGGCATTACTTCTCAGATGGTTAAACAATGGCGAGAGCAAGGAACGCTTGTTGATGAAATCAACAAGCGTCTTGAAATATTCAAGTTCTCAGGAGAAGCCATTGCTAATACATGGTCTGGATTATCTTCAAATCTGAAAGAATATCTAGATTTCGTATCTGGAAAAGCAACCACGCATCTTTTTGACGATATGAAAAGAGCAACGAGACAACTCCAGAACTTACTAATCGTCGTTGATAATTCTGGAGCAAAAGTTAATCCCGACATCCAGAATCTACTTGATGCTTATACTCGCCTTAACTATTTCATCGGGGAAAAGCTTTTTCAAACAGTTAAGGACTTTTCCGATTTCATCAAAGAACTTAATGACCCTCAAAATCTATCTGAACTCGAAGAAACTCTTAAAAATATTTGGGGAACTGCGGAAACTGCTACCGCCGCGATTAAAAATATCTCATCTCTTTCATGGGATTTCATGAAAAGCGCCCTTCACGGATTCAACGCCCTTCCCGAGCCGATTAGAGAATACGGACTGATCGCCGCTATCATCCTTGGAAAAACAGGTAAAACCCCGGCGCTGGCAGCTTTGGGGTTTCTCACCGCTACAATTGGTGAAATCAAAGGTATGTATGGCGATCTTGAAGATATGGTTTTAGGAAAGGCAACAGGTGCTGAACTCGCAAGGAAGAGGCTCAAGGAAAAAGGATGGGAAGATGAAAACGAGGCGGTTTCATACCCAGAATACAGAGGGTTATATGAGCGCCCCAAAAGGAAGATCTTGGTCCTCGGTTCGTCCAACACCGCAAGCGGGGGACTCACTGACAGTCAAAAAAACAAAATCGACTCCGCACGTAACTATCTGGTCTCTCTCCGCGCGGAAATAGAGCGAATTAACGGTACAGGGGAAGACTTCGGCATTAAACTTGTTCAAAAACTTGATGAAATAGAGAAAAAAGCAAAGGTTGCCGGACTTTCTTTGCACGAAATCCAAACGCTCAAGGACGCTTACTCAGGCGCTTCGATCTCGAAGCTCTATCGTGATCAATCTGATGCGTTGCGTGATGTCGATATACAGATCGCAACGATGCGTGGAGATGCAGCGAAAGTACGTATGCTTGAAGTAGAAAAGGCGACTGACGAACTGACGCGCAAGTTGACACAGCTTCAAATTTCAGAACCGGAAAGGGCCTCAAAAGTAACTGAGTTTAAAGTCGCAAAAGAGCAAGAATTCCAAATCAAAGACCTCCAGACCGCCGCCGACTTCTACCAGAAACTCGCCGACCTTTCCGGGAACTACAACGCAACCACTGAGTACCAGAACCAGCTTCTCGAAGCACAGGCCCGCATCTACGCGGAATCCCTCGGCCCCGGACATGAGAAGTATATTGAGCAGTGGAAGGCGCTGATGCAGCTCCAGTCCAGCCGCGACGGCTGGGACGGCGCGCGGCGTTCTGTGCTCGCGTTTTATTCCGAGGCGACGGATTTCGGGAAAGGCTTCGAGCAGGCCACCACGAACATGCTCGACAGTATCAGCGGGGCATTCCAGATCACGACCGACGGTCTGGTGGTGAACTGGAACAACGCCATGACCACGATGGCGAACGACTTTTTGCAGATCTTCATGCGCAATATCGTTGGGAACATAGCGAACAGCGGGATGGATTGGCTCGGGGGCTTTTTCAACTTCGGGGCGAGCGTATCGACGATGAGCAAGTTCAATGCGCTGGCCGATTCCATCGTTGCCGCCCCCGGCCTGCACTCGGGCGGGATGGCTGACGAGCCGTCCTTTTACCGGGCGATGCCCGTGTCGGTCTTCGAGGCGGCTCCCCGCTACCATTCCGGCCATAACCTGCCGTGGAATCCATCTTTCGAGCAGCCCGCCGTCATCCGCCGGGACGAATCCGTACTGACGCCGGGGCAGATGCGGACGCTGGCGAACATGGGCGGCGACAAGGAAGCCGTGCGGCCCGTGGTGAATATTCCCATGACGGTCGAGGTTCACTACTCGGGGCAGGAGCGCCCGGCGGTAACCCGGCAGCGCACGCGGATGGACGGGGAGCGCATGGTCATGGAGCTTTGGATGTCCGGCTACGAGAACAACACGCTCGGGGTGCGCGACCGTATCGCGCAGGGGTAACGCATGGATTTTTGGCCTTCGTTCATCACGGCTCCGTCCTCCATCTCCGGGGGCGTTGACGATCCGTACATCGAGGCGAAGGGCGAGACGGGCGACGATTCCGCGCGCCCGCGTTTTTCCGCCGAGCGCATGACGCCGTTCAAGCTGTCGTGGAAAGCCATGCCGCTGGCCGAATACAAGTATCTTGAGGAGCTTTTCTACCCGCAGCACCGCGCGGTCGAATTCCTCTGGCAGCATCCGAGTCAGGGCAAAACCTACGTCGTCCGGTTCGTGTCGTCTCCGGTTTCTTCGAGCGAGGACGGCACCGCGCCGTTCGTTGCGTCCGTGGAGGTGCAGCTTCAGCCGCTTTCCCTGTCCCCGGACAGTCAGGCGCAGCCCTCCATCGACGACCTGATGCGCACCATCAACGAGGGGGCGGATCGGGCCGTCGATGCGGCCACCAGCGCGGCGGACAGCCGGGACAAGGCGGCGGCTTCGGCGACCACGGCCACGGACAAGGCGGATGAAGCCGCCACGTCCGCAACGACGGCCAGCACGAAAGCTGGGGAAGCCTCGGCGTCCGCTGCGACCGCGAAGACCAGTGAGACGAATGCCGCGAGCAGTGCGGGGGCAGCGGCAACCTCCGCGAGCACCGCCAGCACCAAGGCCAGCGCGGCGGCAACCAGCGCAACAAAGGCCAAAACGAGCGAAACCAACGCCGCGAGCAGCGCCACGGATGCCGCCGGTTCCGCTGGCACGGCAACGGCGAAGGCGGAAGAAGCGGCTGCATCGGCGGTCCCGGCCACAACGAAAGCCGGGGAGGCCGCCACGTCCGCAGGGACGGCGAGTGCCAAGTCCAGCGACGCGGCGAAATCCGCCACAGCCGCGAAAGCCTCAGAGACGAACGCCCTTGCGTCGAAGAACGCGGCGGGCATCTCCGCGACCGCTGCGGTCAACGCACAGAAGGCGGCGGAAGCGGCCCGCGACGAGGCGCAGGATCTCGCTAATGTCGGGTATGCGTCGGAAAGCCGCGCAGGGCTGGCGAAGGTCGACGGGAAGACCACGCAGGCCGCTGCGGACGGCGCGATCACCGTGAAAGACGTGGCGATTGGGGGGAACCTTGAGGATCTTGCGAGTGCGCGGGGGCAGATTGGTGACTATCGCACCAAGCTTCCTGCAGGGACCGATCTGAACGATATTATCTCATCCGGCACATACATTGTTTACTCCGGAAACTGTACCAATGTGCCGATGAATGGGATGGACGGATATTATGTCCTTCGTGTGTTCGGCGATGCTACAAACCCCAATGCGGCGGTTCAGAAAATCTACTCGCGTATGGGTACGGCGGGGCCTGAATGGTCGCGCCGACGCATAAGCGACGGCACATGGCAGCCGTGGCAACAACTCGTTCAGACAAACTATATTGGTGATGGTATTAAGATATCGCGCTCAAAAGCCCTTGCTGATGGTACGGGCGGACTGTGCATTATCTCCGTACCCGAAATGCAGGGCGCGACGATATCGGCAGCCGGGACAAGCGGCCTTGTTCCGCCCGCAGCCGCCGGGCAGCAGGAAAGCTTCCTGACCGGAGGCGGGGAGTACAAGCCAGCGCTCACGAAGATTTCGGACAGCGTGAACTTGGCGGACTCGAAGACGGCGGCGTCCGCGAAGGCCGTGAAGGCGGCCTATGAACGGGGGACTGCCGGGGTCACTGCGGCGAATGGCAAACTGTCTTTGTCCGGCGGCGTAATGAGCGGGCGCATCGGTGGCCTTCGAGGGAACTACAATGCCGATGCGAGTTCAAGGTATGTAACCGGCGCTCTCGAAATACGGGAAAATGGAGGCGTAGGGAATGCGCAATCAGACATAGCCTATGCTCCGACAATCGGCTTTCATTGGGCGAATAGAGTTGCGGGCCTGCTTGCGCTGCGAAGCGACGGCATATTTTCCTTTCTGAAACAGAATGGCAGCAGAGCCGTTGTTGATTGTGATGTCCCGTATGCAACTGCGGCAAACAAGCTCCGCAGGGAAGGGGGTGTCGATACAAGCTGGTGGTGGTCTGGTCAGGGAGGCCAACCCGGTTGGCTGTGGGGAGGCAATGACGGCGTCAACATGTACGTCTACAACCCCGCCAATTTCAGCGTGAACTATGCCAACAGTTGCAACTATGCAAACGGGGCTGAGTACGCCAACAACGCAGGTAGTGTTGTTGGAACACCAAATATAAATGTCAATAACAACGGTTTTAATACTCTTCCTCCTGGTGGGACTTGGAGACTAATACAAAGCGATGGCTCTGGTTTTTTGCAAATAAAAGGTGAATATGCTGGAGGTACATACGTTGGCTATAGTAAATTTATGTACATTAGAATAGCATAAAGGATACATCATGATAGACTATACTAACATTATCCATCGTACATCTGATGATTCCTATGTCATCACGAAAAACGGCTTCCCGTATCACGTCTACCCTTACGCCGCAGAGTTCGCACAGGAGTGGGACGAGGTGTTAGCCTACGCCGAGGCGCACCCCGAATGCGTGACCGAGGAGCAGCCCTACGTCCCGCCCGTACCGACGCTTGAGGAAGTGAAGGCCGCCAAACTCTCGGAAATCAACGCGGCTGCAGACAGGGCCATAGGCACACTCACGGCGACCTATCCGGACCGGGAGATCAGCACGTTCGACAAGCAGGAATCCGAGGCCCGCGCCTATACCGCCGACGCCACGGCTTCGACCCCGCTCCTTTCCGCGCTGGCGACTGCACGGGGCATTTCTCTGCCCGACCTTGTGGAGCGGGTGCTCGCCAAGGCCGACGCCTTTGCCGTGGCTTCCGGCTCCATCATCGGCCAGCGGCAGGCGCTGGAAGATCGGCTTGATGCCTGTACGACGCTGGAGGAGGTGCAGGGCATCACCGTCAACATCTCCATGCCGGGGGTGGAATGACCAAGCTCTCACAGCTCATTGAGCGCAACCGCCGCCACAGCGACACGCCCTATATCCTCCTGCTTGAGTGCGCTTTGCCGAACGGCGTCACCCTGCGGTTCGCGCGGGACACGCAATCGTGGGTGTGGCCGCTCACGGGCAGCGTCCACGGCGACCTCACGTATCCGGGGCACTCCCTTGAGTTCGCAGCCGGGGACGCGGGGCTGACGCTGTGCGTGCTCGGGAAGTGGCGCGGGCATGTCGGGCTTGATGCCCGGCAAGCCGACGGCTCATGGTCCGAGATCGTGAGCTACACGCAGCGCGTCGAGGAATCGCACGACGTCCCGCCCGGCGCCTATCGCCTGTGCGCCCGTGAAGACTTCCGGGCCAAGGCGGCGTGCCACCTCGGCCCGCTGTCCATGCCTCTCTGGCAATCTATGGCGTTCGACTTCGACGAGTTCAAGTCCGGGCAGGACGCCCGCCGGGGCACGCTCACGATCAGCGTATCCAACGCTTCCGGCCTCCCGCTCAAGTACGTGGACGAGCTTGAAGACTGGCGCAAGAAAAACGGCCGCCTGAACGCCAAGGTCAGGCTCATGGTCGTGAATACGGGGTTGCTTGACGACCCGGAGCCGACCATGCGGCTCGACTTCGTGGACTGCGGCATTTCTTGCCCCGCGCCGATGGACACGATCCAGTTCGTGCTGGGGGCCCGGAACATCTGGTCATGGCCGCTCATGAGAAAGGTCATGCAGCAGTATTGCAGCTGGAAGCGTCCGGACGAGTGCCCGCACGTCGCCGAATGCGATCACACGCTGACGGCCTGCCGGAACATCTACGGGCGGCAATCCCTGTTCGGCGGGTTCCCGATGGTGGGCAAGGGGGCACTGTATGGAAGCTAGGCTGACGCCGGAACAGCGCGCGGCCCTGCGCGTCGTGTTCTCCGGGCAGTACAGGACGGGAGGCCGGGGGGAACGCTGCCCCGTGCGCCGCGTGCCGCTGTACAACTGTTGGGGGCTGGTCATGGCCGTGACGTCCATCCTCGGCGTCCCGGCCCCGGACGTCGCGTCCCCCGCGGTGCCCACGGCCCGCGCCGTCAACAGCCTGCAGGAACGGATGCTGTCACGCTTCATCCGGCTGGACGCCCCGCGCATGGGCTGCCTTATCGCCCTGCGGACGCACCCGCGCCTCACCCGAGCCGTCAACCATTTCGGCGTGGTGCTGGACGGCTGCCGCTTCGTCCACATCCAGAAGGACACGGGCGTCCACCCCTTCTCAGGGTCCGCCGACCAGCCGTACCGCCGCATGGCCGCCGGGTTCTGGCTTCCCCGTGAGGTGGGCCATGACTGAGCATGTCCAGCGCACGGAAGGCCGCGTCTGCCTGACGACCGCCTTTGACGTATGCAACCCCGCCGACGTGCGCGTGGAGTGGCTGCCCGTCGCGCCCGGCATGGGGATCGGCGACCTGCTGGAGCGCCGGGACTTTGTGCTGGACGACGGGTTCGATCTGGCTATCGTGCACAATGGCCGGGCTCTGGACGTCCCCGCCGCCGATGCCATAGTGCTCCTGCCCGGCGACGCCGTGACCGCGCGCATCATCCCCGCCGGGGGCGGGGGCGGCTCCAACCCGCTGCAAATCGTGGCGATGGTGGCGTTGGTGGCGTTGGCTATTTCAGCCCCGTTCGTGATCGGCAGCATCGGCGGGACGGCGCTCAGTACGGGAGGTTTTTTCGCTGGCGGAACACTGACCGCCGCCGGGTCGGCATTGGCGGGCGGCATCATGATCGGCGGCTCCATGCTCATGTCCGCCGCGTTCCCCGCCCCGAAGCCTTCGCTCGGTCAGGGGCTTGGGCAGAACGCCCTCGACCAGTCCGCCACCTACGGCTGGCAGGCGCAGCGCGCACCCCCC